GAACTGGAGCAACTGAAGCATTCTTGATAGCCTTCGCAAGCTTCGATTCGATTTCAGCTTCTACTTCAACTGCTTCAAGTGTTTCAATAAGCTTAACCGACTTATCAACCGTAATAGCCTCGGCATCTTTGGACTCAATCAACTCAGCAGCATATTCATCACTTACTTCGATGACGCTATCCTTGTAAGCCTTAACGTAGCTCTTACCACTCTCATCTTTATCAATGAGATCGCTAATCATTTTTACCTTCATAATTCTCCACCTATTTAGACTTTATTGTTTCTGGTTCACCTTATCAGATAGTTGCCCTTGTTATGCAGAGGATCACTCTATCAACAAGTATATCCTGACACTTTAACTTCAAAGTATATATACGCATTAGCCCCGTAAGAGTTGTCCCTTACGTGTAGCAATAGCCTCTTTGATTGATCGGTCTATATCAATTCCCTTGGCTTGCGAAATAAGTTTAACACTACGGTCAATTTGCTTCTCTTTGATAACCGCAATAAGCCTAACCGACTTATCAATCTGAGGTTTTTCTATAATTACAGGCTCTACGATTACAGCCTCTTCAACTGGCAACTGTAGCTCAGAAATGGTTTTTTCTTTTATTTCAAGGTCTCTTAACGTCTTCAGAGTTATTACGGCAGTAGGGTTGTCAGGGATCGTAACTATAGAAGCCTCCAAAAGCAAAGATTTAGTTATGATTCTTTCTGCTCCGCCGTTATACTCGGGATAACGCATCTTCAATTGGCTGTTAATTACTTCAAAGCCAGATTCGCCATTAAGCATATAAGCAAGAGGAACGAAGCCAATTGAGAAGGTATTTAAGAATCCACCTTTAACGAGCTTATTGACATCCCGCGCCTCATCAGTATCAGCAAACATTATCTTTGCTTTGACTCCGAATTCATCTTTACTTACTTCAACGGCTTTGGCGATAGGCTTACCATTAGAATTATGCTGATAGAGAATAATTGGATTCATTTTGAAGACATCTAGAATTACGCCCTCAGGAATAACGACATCATTTGAGTGATCTAATAGGCGCGTAGAAATATAGCCTTCTACTTCTGTTGCCCCCATCTCTTTACACTCAAAAGAATTATTGTTACGAGTCAAAGGACAAAGCTCAATATCCCTTGTTGCGCCCTTTAGGAATTGCTCAACTAAACCCTTTTGATCTTCGGGCAGTCTTTCTAAAACTTTCTTGATATTAATCTTGCTCTTCATCATCCTCCTCTTCGTCAACTTAGGGCTTTTGTACTGCGTCTTCTTCTTGATTGTCTTGATTGAATTGTGGCGGAGTCTCATTTGCTTTGAATTCATCCCCTCCCTCAATAGGATCAAGACCAATTCTAGCGCGGCATTCATTGACACTCATTATACCTGCCTTTTTATATTCTGTGTTTGACTTCATAATAAACTCTTGATTCTCATCGACTGGATCATCGTAATCAAAGAACATATCACCTGAAGTATCGAACATAGGTAAGTACTGTTCGGTCAATGTTTCCGCCATACGTGTTAATCTTGGCTTGAGTGCGAAGCGTTGGTAGACAGGCATGATTTGATCCAGTCCTGCCTTTAATTGATCTGAAGTGTCAATCAAAGAATAAGGTACAGAAAACATAAGACATACCTCGCGCTGAGTCATCTTACGGCCTTCGAGATATTTCATTTCCTCAGGCGTAAATCCAAGCTCTTGTATTTCCCAATTAGAATCAAACACTTTAATCTTGCCTGCATTACTTGGATTCTGATAAAGCCTATTCCATTGCGCCGTTAACTTTTTCATATCTTCGGCGGATAAGTTGCCATCGTATTTAACTGCAAAATCTGGACGCCCCATATTCTTCAATTGGGAATTCTCATATACGTCATAGAGATTTTGCCTTGATACACTTGCCATTCCTGCTTCGATACAAGATTGCCCGTACCAGAAGTTGTTAGGATTAGGCACATTAAACCTTACTATCTCATCTGTTCTAAAAGCACTCGGATCTTTATTGCCATACATATACCCAACGATAAGCTGTGTCTTCCCAGCCTTTACCTTAATCAAATCAGGTCTTAGTTGATAGATACCAGTAGGAGTACCCATTGTGTCTTTAGTTATAAACCAATAAGCGTTGCCCGTCATATCTTGATAAATCTGTGTAAGCTGGAAGTTATCGCTATAGTTGCCAAAATCATTCACTTTATACAGAAGATCAAGTGAAGGATGATCGAATATCTCTTCAACGAATTCTGCTTGTTGGACATAGGGATGCTCTTTGATCAATCTACGCACAGTTTTAGAATCGGCTTGTTTAGTATTGAAGTTCTTGATACGCGCTTGATTCTGTCTTGTAACTGCATATAGGTGAATTTGCTGAGATGCTACTGATTCACCATTTAAACGGGCGGCGATAAATGACCAGCCCTTATACTGTTCAAGCATTTTCGTTTGCGTCAGTTTAGTTTCTGCCCATCTTTCCCTTTCAGATACAGCGTCGAACAGAGGTCTATTAGCTGCAAGAGGTGTAACTTTTTTTGTACTTAGAATCTTATCAAACCAGCCCATAATTAACCTCCAAAAAAGGTTGCGTTATCACAAAAATCATAATTACCTTCATCTTCACCAACCGACTTCCATTGCTCTTCCCCGGTCCTTACATAATCCTCATCGTTATCACTTGTTTTGGGTGCTATAAAACTAGTAAGACCCTCAACGCAGAAAGACAGAGCCAAAACACAGTCATCATGCAGACCGTTAGGCGCATTGTAGGTAATAAGTCCAGTACGTGTTTGTTCAATCGCAAAGCACTCAAGTTCATGTTTAAGAATTTTGGCATTCTCTAAATCTTCATCCCAACTTATATCGCCCTCCATAATCCTCAAGCGCAAATTGGAAATCAAGTGCTGCTTTTTAGAGTTTGAAATCTTAATGGGCGTAACGTTTAACCCATCAGACGCCAAATCATCAAAAATCACATCACCTATTCCCGTAGCGTCAAGATAAATTATAGGGCTGACACTGTTTATATATACGCTTTTTATTAGTTTACGCTGTTCGTCCCAAGAAATTGTGTTGAATCTTCTTATCTCTTTAATTCTATGACAGGCGGAACACATTTTGACTATAACTGTGAAGTCAAGATGCTTAGCCAAGTCAATACCCAATATTTCCCTAGCATTGCATTTACATAATGGCTTAGATTTAACACACTTATCTATGCCTTGGAATACTTCGCCGCCGCTATCAGTATACTCAGCTAGGTATTCTCTTTGAAAGATTCGCTCAGGTAAAGATTTCCGAGCTTCTTCAACTTCTTCATCTGGCAAGTAAGGATTTAACGCAGATGGAAAATGGAAAGATTTGATTTTTGACTCAAGATCATCGCCCTGTAATCCTCTTGAATAAAGTTGATGGAACCACGTGCCCTTATTCCTTGGCGTGGAAATTGCGATCATTGAACCTTGATGATCTGATAAGGCAGGCTGAAGAACATCGAACCACATATAGTCTGGAATGTAATCGCCCTCATCAACAACTACGTGACTAAATCCATATCCACGTAACATATCAGGATTGTCCGCAGAAAGAAATTTAATCATTACGCCATTGAGAAAAGTGGCAGTAGTTGGAAAAGATTTGGTGATAGTAACAATATTTGGTGCGTCCTGTGTGATCAATTTAAGAGCGTCGATCCCTCTTTGAGCCATTTGGTGCGTTGGTGCTATCCATGCTAATTGCGTAAGATTGTTATAGTTATATTGCGGCGAAAGACATCTGTTAACAAAATCAGCGCAGATACAAAGTGACTTACCAAACCTTCTTCCAGCGCAGATGACCTTATATCTATGTGTATCTTCGTGTATAAGTTTCTGATATTGATGCGGTTTGTAACGTAGAATGGTCTTATTGCTCATTAATTCCCTTCCAAATAATCTCTACTTTGGAATTAACTTTCTCTGGTTCATCATAGCCAAGCATTGAATTGAGCGTCCTTACTATTTGAACAGCCTCTAAGTTCTTAGATTCTTTCAATCTTGTCACAAGTTCTTCGATAAGCATTTGTTTAGAAGCCTGTAGTCGTGCCGTCTCATCGCCCTGAAGTTGTTTGATATATTCGGCGCATAATTTTCTATCAAATACTTCTTGCACTCGGGCTTTTGAATATTGGCTAGTGTAACCCGCTTTCTTCCAAGCCAAGTTCCAAGGTTCGGCGTGGCAGTATACAAGGTTGATTAACTTTTTAGCCTGTTCGGTTACTCTGTGATTTCTTCCGATCTTTATTCTAGAGTTAGCATCTTTAGCACAGGTCATCTTAACTTCCCCTCCAGCATTGACTTCAAGTTTTCCATTGCCAAATCGTGTTCCCTACGATATACCTTGCGTGTAATCTTAACAGTCTTGAATATCTTTGCTAATGTAGCCCCATCCAAATAGCGCAACTTGACGATTTTCCGTTGCTTAGGCGGTAATCGTTTTATCGCATCTTGTAATATTTTATTCTCGTCATTCTCGTATATGATCCCGTATATTGATACGCTGGTCAAGCCACTAGACTGAATAGTAGAATCGCTTATACGTGTTATCTCATCATCAGGAAGAGCTACCTCATGTTTAAGATTTCTATTATGCTTTCGTATAAGATCTATAAGCGAAGTGCGAATGATACGGTAGAAATAAGTCGTAATAGCAGATCGGGCAGGGTCGTAAGTCCTTACATGGAAGTAAAGCTTATTCACAATCTCTTGCAGGATATCATCTCTAGAGTCCTGAACGACTAAAGTCGAAGACGTTATCATCGAAGATATGAGCGAAACGTAAGAGAACACAAGTTTGATTCGAAAATGATCGTTGCCAGTTACTAGCCATTCTTCATAAAGTGTCTGTTGTTCTTTTCCGTTCAGTGCCGTTGGGAATTGACCCGTCTGCAATATAACCTCGCTTGAGAATTTCTTCGAACTCTTTTCTTGACCTATCCGATACTACCTGTTTAATGAACCACCAGAATCGCCCCTCAGTTATCGGCTTATTCTTTTTCGCCTTCACTCTTACCCTCCAATGTATTCAACGTGTTCAACGTATCAACAAATGCCTTCTTCGCCTTTAGTCTGTTGCGCTCTTTCATTTCGAGTGCTAATATCCTATGCTCTAGGTCGTCAAGCGTCCTCTGAATATTATCTTTGGTCGCATACACTTTTTGCTGTGGATAAGATGCTCCTGACATATTACTTCTCCTTGTTTATTTTCCTCAACGCCATCCTTTTATCTTTTAGTTCTTGCCATAACTCAAGTTT